AAGGACAAGGTGAAAAATTTGAAATATACTCTAATAACAACATTCCACGAAGAAGGAATGCAACAATACGGACAGAGGATGATTGATACTTTTGAAAAGTATTGGCCGGAGCAAATTGATCTTATTGTGTACACCGAAAACTGTAGTCCAACAACTACTAAAGAAAACGTTCGTGTAGTTGACCTACTTGCCGCAAGTAAAGAATGTAGAGATTTCGTCGACCGACACAAAAACAATCTTCGAGCACATGGTAAAGATGTTGAAACACAGGATCCACGTAAGCAATTTAAATGGGACGCTGTTCGTTTTTGTTATAAAGTATTTGCCACACAGCTAGCAGTAAAAACTATTGTAGACACTGATTGGTTAGTATGGTGTGATGCTGACACGCTTACACATACTCCTGTACCTGTAGAATTTATGGGATCAATATCGCCGTTCAACGCTATGATTACATATCTAGGGAGAGGCGACAAATATCATCCTGAATGTGGGTGGATAGGGTACAATTTAAGACATCCTAACACTAGACTGTTTATAAATGAATTTGTTACGCAGTACACAGATGACCTATTGTTTAACTTAAAAGAGTATCATGACAGTTATGTATGGAGTACTATCTGGAAACGATACAGAGAAAATCCTAAAAATGAATTTTATAATTTAAATCCTGCTCCAGATGGTAAAGGCTTTGCTGGCCATCCCTTTGTTAATAGTGCATTAGGTCAATATCTAGATCACGTTAAAGGTAAACGTAAGAAAGAAGGACATAGTCGCAAGAGAGATCAAGGTGTACACACCGACCACCCGTATTGGTCATCTATTAAGGAGAATGAATAATGTATCAAGAACACGGTTGGTGGTTTCCGGACTACGACACCCATTTTGTTAGCATGTTAGCTAAAAATATTAAAAGAGGCGGGGGGCCTGTTTACCAAGAACCCGTTAGAACTAAGTCATTTGAGTTTGTGCAACACAAAGGTCTAGCGTTGGATATAGGTGCCAATGTAGGCTTATGGAGTCGTGACATGGCTGAACAGTTTGAACAAGTTATAGCTTTTGAGCCCGTTGCTGACTTTCGTGCGTGTTATGAAAAAAATGTTGACATGACTAAAGTTGATATGCGTGCTCATGCGTTAGGTAATGAAACTACTAAAATTAACATGGTTATTACACCTGAGAACACAGGTCATAGCCACGTAGATGTTACTACAATGGGCGACGGTACTATAGATATGTTTAAGATAGACGATTTAGACTTAACCAAGGTTGACTACTGCAAAGTAGATTGCGAAGGCTATGAAGAAAATATTCTACTAGGTGGTGAAGAAACATTTAAAAAATATAAACCCATTATGGTCATTGAACAAAAAGGCCATGCTGATGTAGGATTTTATTCCAAGTACGAAGCATTAGGTCATTTAACCAGATGGGGTGCTCGAGAACTGTGTCGTGTTCGTAACGACATTGTTATGGGATGGGTTTAGGTCTCTGGGGTTATGCGTTAGGTACCTGCATTAGTCTGACTAGTGTATGCGTACCTGAACGTTATATCATGGAGTTTACAACTGAATACACCTGCAACATACATGCCTTGTTAACTACACAATTTCATCAATGGAATATAGACGAAATAACTCAAAGTTCTGAGTTGTACGCTAGTTATTCTGGTTGTTACACACACCAAGAACTAATGGAAATAGCTCAATCTTCTAAGTAAGGTTTAAAGTGTTTCCAGACACTTCCTTCAAGAAGTTCACTATCGCTCCAATGGCAGGCAGCCAAATCATATAACCATTGACTACGTTCTGGACAGTCCGGAGTTAGTATATTGTTTATGTTATGATTAGACACTTCCCAAGTTACAGCATCGTCATCAGTCACAAATGCAGGCACGCCTGCTAATATACTAGCAACAGCACTTGAACTATTATAAAATACACTAGCGTGAGCTCCGGCTAGGTCTTGATCTAATGTGCTACCTTTTATACTTTCATATACGTTAGGTTGTTGACTATATCCTGACAGGTCATACTTGCGTTTTGGATGGGGCCTAATCAGTATCGGCATAGCTGTATGTTTTCTAATACTAGTTACGGTGTTAGCTAACCATTGATCTAAATTAGTACCTTTCATGTTCCAGCCGCCGTCACGCTGTAGGCAAATTAAAATATGACTACCTTGACCTAGGGTTTTCCAGGGCTTCATAGCAGGCATACGTAAATCATATCTAATCTGATTCCACTTTTGATTGCTACTGCCTTTATTAGCATATTCATTTTCATTGTAATAAACCCCGTCGAGACTATAACGAACATATTGACTGGTCGGGTCCGCAAATTTAAAACAGGAACCATCTATAGGCATACAGTGCTGTTTATTATCATGTGCCCAGTCTATTACTGCTTTACGCAAATGAATATGCGGACCCGAAAATGTTTGTCCGTACCACCCAATGAATACACCTAGTCGTGCAGGAATTACTTCGCATTTAGTCTGAACAAATACATTAGCACCGGCAAGTTGGCAACCTTCAGCAAATGCTTTTAATATTTGTGCTTTACGATCATGGTCTGCTATTCTAGGCAAACTTGAGAGATAGACTACTACATCATACATGCCATATCTCCATAATCTTCTTAGCAGTCCCGTCTAATAATTCTTCATTGGTAAACTGACTGTAACTCAAATAACATAACCACTGACTGACGTCATCTCTGTACAGGTTATTAATTTTATCTAAACTATTTCTACTAACAGGATTTGTTATGTGCTTGCCTAATGTAATTATAGGTACTCCAGCCCATACTGCTTCAGTTAACGCATTTGAACTGTAGCCAACTACACAATAAACTGATTGATCGTTTAATAGATCGTTGTATAAGCTAGTACGAGTTTTTCTAGTGCCATCTTTTGTTCTGACTATTATCTTTTTATCAGTAAGTTTTTTTAATTCTTTCTCTTGTTGCTTTGTCCATTTTTCCTGATCTAAGCCATAGACTGCACATATATATTCACTGGGAGGTATTATTAATATTGTGTCACCGCCTGTTCTCCAGTGGCGAGGGAATCTAAATCCGTCTAACCTGTTTCGATTATCTAAAACCATTCTTAGCAGTCGGTCCATTGGAAAGATATGTTTAGGTAAGTCTGTATGGATATCGTTACGACATAACCTATGCCATTCTTTACTTTCACTGTCTCTAACAAAGTTAGTATATCCTGAGTCTACAAACCACAGTGGAAAATTGTTTGTTATTTTATTGTGTAACAGCTCTTCATTGTTTAAAATATTCCTAATTAAACAGTCTTGTTCTGAATGACTATACGTATCAGGATTACGAAATTTACTGTTTTCAAATATACCCGCCGACAATTTCTTCATGTGGGTGTTGGTTGTAGATTCTAGATATTGGTTTAATAATAGTCTCTTACCTTTCGGCACATTCCCATTACCATACGCACTACATATTCTATCTAAATTATCTAAAACAAAATGTACTAACTTTCTTCTTTTAAATTTCCATATTGATCGTACTTCTAATTTTATTAGCTTGCGCCATTTATCTATATCTGCTAAGACAGCTTTGTTAATCCTGTCTTTAGTTGCTAATTTAGTTCCATCAAAGTGTTTGGTATATACTTTCTGACAGAAATGCCAGTGTGGGCCTTGTCTGAACCTCTTAGCTATTAATTCCCCTGCTATAAATTCAGATAAGTCGTCATCATTAATAATAGTATAGTTAGCCATTTAATATGTCCCAAGCGGCTCCACTTGCCATTTCTTTTCTTGTAAACTGACTGTAACTTAAATGCCTAAGAAGTGCATCAACTTCGTCACTGTGTGGTATGTATGGATTTTCTATTTTAGCTAGGTCATCATAACAAAGATGATGTGCGGCATTAGGTCCTAATGTAAATGCTGGCTTGCCGTTTATTAATGCCTCTAATGCAGACACTGAATTATATGTAACTAAACAATGACATTCTTTAAGATCTTCTTCCATTGTGTTCTCAGCAAATCTTTCATCTCTAGCCCGCTTTAATCTAATCCTAATAGGTCGATCGGTATGTTTTTTTATTTCATTTACAGTTTCTTCAATCCACTGTTCTTGATCAATGTCCCACAATGTAAAACTTTTTGGGCTAGGTGGTGCAACTAGTATACTACGTCCCGGAGCAAATGGCTTAGGTTGTAATAGAGATGGTTTAACCATGTTAGCTTTACGATCAGACTTACTTCGTATCCATTCTATAAACCATATAACTGATTGCAGTCGATCTCTTGGTCTTTCAATAATCGGACGGAGGTCATGTACATGATTTTGTATTACACGATGATATTGTTTTTTATTTTGTACATTGCCTATATAACCGTTATCAATATAGAAGAAGTTAATATTGTTTGCCCAGCAGTGCTTAACTGCTTTAATCATTTGTGCGCCATACAATATTATTGTATTGTCATGATAGTCACGTGCTTCTTCCCAACTAGTAGGTGTTCCGTTACACCCTTGAGTAAAGTTATACATAGCGGTTGTTAATATCTTTTCATGATTTCTAGGTAGTTGATCATGTGTCTTTCTATTAACACAAAGTATATCAGTGCTAGTGATCGTCATCTAGTAGATCAATCCTTTGTTGGCAGTAATCAGTAAACAATCTTTCTTGGTGCCAATCGTTGGCCATGCCAGTGCCAGCAAACTCATGGAAACAAGGAGTGCCTAGAGTATAGTGTACTAGTTTAGCATCTGGATTATCATCATACTCTGTGGCTAACCAATTCCATTCCTTGGGCAGTTCGGCTATTCTCTCATCTCGAGTCCATTCGAATCTATGTAAGTGAGATCCTTTTGAGTTTTGTATATATTCAGGTGTTAGCTTCTTACAAGGCATCATACCACAATTAAAAATCATTACGCTAGACCAGTTCTTTCTAGGATAGTCGTCGTTTCTAGATCCTAAATATTTAACAGGCATTTTGGTCTTATAGTCATGTTTAACAACAGCGACATCCCAGCCCAGGAATTTTTTTGTTTCATTCCATAATTTTGCTATATCATCTTTGACTATCATGTCGCCATCAATATAAATTGCTTGCCCAATATAACCTGCCATGTGTGGCACTAGAAATCTAGAATATATGAAATGATTGGATCCGTCAGTGTGTGTTTCTTCATATCCTGACAGCAGATTAAGTGCTAGCGGGTGTATACTTACCGGCTGTGTGGCATGTCTTATAATTGAGTTTACGCAAGTATGAAATGCTATCGCTTCTCTAGGATCGTACCCTATGAATACTGGTATAGTTTCTTGTTTGTCCATGCAGATATTTATCTACGTAGTTTATCAGTGAGTATTATATGAGTTGTTGTGGCCGGCAAACCATTCCAACACTAAATCTTCTTGTTTAACATATCCCCATCGATTAATACTATTCACAGCCGAGTCGGGTAATAGATCTAGTTCAACTAAGTCTCTCCAGGAAGTAGTACGAGGATTTTGTGGTGATACTTTACCTTTATAAACTATTGCACTAATCCAGGGATCACGTAGTCCTTTATTAAACATTCCTGATTTGCAGTCCCATCCATTGCATGCAAGCATATGTATTAGGTTAACTAAAGTGTAATGGTAGTATTCATTATTTAAATTTGAAATATCATGTTTATTATATTTGATATTTGTAGTTTGTGGTACTTGTAGTATTAGCATACCAGTTGGATTAGCTAATTCCCACCAATGGCGTAATGTAGCCATAGGATTAATTGCGTACTGAAAACTATTATGACTAGTAATAACATCATACTGGTCTGCATCTAATCCAGTGCTTTCCATATCTAATTTTAAGTGAGTGACATTGTTATGATTAATATTGAATTGGTCTCCGTCATCAATCACAAAACTTTTAATATTCAACGGTTGAGCAATGCCGGAAGAGTCGACCTCAGGGTCTGTTTTTCTATTAGCCCACCATTCTGCATCTAATCCAGGGCCTCCGCCCATGTCAGCAACAGTACCAACAGATATCATAAACTCATAAAAGGATTCAATAACATCTAATACTTCACGTGAGTGAGCGTGACTTTCTTGTGGTGATCCAAACATTATAGTTGTATGTCTTCCATGCCGCTTGCTCTCAATCTAACCACGTGTCCTAACATAAAGTTTTTGCTTTCAAGTCCTTTCATTATGCCCAACCATTGATTCCTAAGTAGAGCAATATCATTAATCAGTGTTTCGTATTCAATAACTTCATCTTCACCGTCTACATATTTTTCTGCGTCTCTCGACGTTAATGCTCGTTGATATGCTTCTAGATATTTTTGAAAGTGCTTACGCCGGATCTTACGTAATTGTATGTTTAAGAAATTTAATACTGCTTCTATTTCTTGTAGTTGATGGAAACGATGTTCTGTAATACCTGGCAAGTCTGCTATGTTACGTTCTACATAACCGTAGATACTGACATCTTTTTTGGCACCTAGTAATTCATTCCGATAGTGCATTAGGAAGTCTGGTAAGTTACCAATGTTTTCAACTACCTTATTGTACCACATTAATAATCGTCCTCATCCTGGTCGTCACTATCGTCTTGTTCGTCGCCCCAGGTGTCTAAACCGTCGTCTTCCTCTACCTCATCTAACACATAGGCTGTCAACGCATGTTTGATATCTTTATCTTGACCAAGATCACTAGCTTTAATGGATTCACCATCAACACCTAAGTTGTCAATCAGTGCATTAACAACATCCATTGCGGCTTGTTTTTCGTCTGTTACGTGATCTTTAACAGCTAACCATACTTCGGCGGCTGACACTAATGATTCTGACATTTAATATTTCTCCAAAAAATTAATTACCACGCATTACTTATATTATTTGAGGTTGGTAATGTTGATGCAACCATTGGAATGTTTCTTTCCAATTTAATCCTCTTCTTTTATCGAGCTCAGTCAAATAATATAACATTTTGTTTTGAATGTCTATATCATTTGGTGTATTTTTAATTTGTTTTATAATACCTGTTATTCTTCTATGTGCAGAATCTGCACCTTCAGAATCAATAGTTTCTAATATATCCAACGTTTCTCTTAACGGTTTTTCAAATAAAGAATAGTCTTGATAGACTGGACTAAGCACATGATCAACCGGACTAGTTATATCTAGGGACCACTCAATGTTACATAGTTTGCTCCATTCTTTATATTGTTTTGCTAGTAACGGCATAGAGTTAATACTTAATGTAGTTATGCAAGAATGCAAACCTAGACTTATAAATTTTCTTCCTAATAAGTATTCTATATTTGTTTTAAATGTAGTAGTATCAAACCCATAACGTATATATTCTTGTTCAGGGCCCCAGCAGTCAGCACTGGCTAATATTTTTATCTTTTTAACTTGGTTATTAGCTATTAGTTGATAATTCTGGTCACAAAAATCAATTAATACGTTCTGTTTAATAATAAGATTTGATATTAACGATAGTTCTAATTGTTTATTTTTTTTAGTTTTAATAAACTCAAAAAATTTCCAAAATTCAGGCTGAATAAAGGTTTCGCCTCCTAATATGCTTATCCTCAATAAGTTTTCATAATTTTCATCTAGCCAGGTAATAAAGAGAGGCAGTAGTTGTTTGAAAGAGCCAGGCTCCTTAAAATAGTCAACTCGACTATCTACTATTATCGGACCTCCAAATTTTCTCTCTTCAGATTCTATTTTTGAACTTAAAGACGGGCAACAATAGATGCAAGATAAATTACAAGCATTATCAAACAGTATTTCGATCTCTGTTGGGGAAACTACAACCGCAGTTGGGTCAGTATCTAATTCTTTTGGATACATATCAGGTATTGTGGCGGCATGTTGCCTTTGGCTGTGACCTCCTGCTAGTTCAAGGTCTCTACAAGGCCAACAACTACCATCATCAGGCCATTGCCCTGCTAACATCTGTTGTCGATGTCTTACTTTAGTTTCTGTATTATGAAAATCTTTAAAATTTTCTAAAGTTAAGTTACTAGGACTAGATCCTTTATGACACCCGTGTGTTTTCCCAGCAGTTAAAAAAATGTCCGATTCACTCCATTTATGTTGGCATGTTACACCAATATCTCGAATTGGAAATAACTTATTTTTGGCCATTTAACTTTATTTCTCTGTTAATTCATCTACTACATCAGGTGCTTGTTGTTCTATAGCATTATCGTCCATAGTCTCTATATCTTCAATACTTATCTTTTCTTCAACTTTTCCGTATGTTGCCATAATCGTGTCAAGAC